ATTTTTTTTACGCGAGAGCGAAAATACGACAGGGGGGGTCGATTATTTATAAGGCAATCGCCTAATAAAGCGGCAACCCGCCGTGGGCATAGAGTTTATTCGCCTGGGCGTATAAAAAATTGCGCCGTTCGGCCTAGTAAAGTATTGTCTCGGTAAATCGCCCAGGAAACGGCCGGGCAAAAACAGAAACTAGGAGTCGGCTTAATGCCGCTTGGACAATGCGACACGACCGAGACGATCGAGGCGTATACCGTATTACCGAACGCTTGCTACGCCGCGTCCAGCGGTTGCACGCGTTCGCCGATCACGCAGAGTCCGAATTCAATTTACCGGCCTCGCGCCGTGCTAACGCCGAGGCGGCCGAGTCACTACGGGCGGCCGTCGGTATCATAAAGGCGGCGGTATAATGACGAAAGGCAGGCGACCAAAAACGCGCAAGGCGGGCGAGCTCGGCGATAACGTCGTCGACATTGCCAGACCTCAATCTCGGCACCTGGTACCAAATCAGAAAAAGACAAAACCGAAAAACGCCCCGGCCGACTTTGAGTCAAAGCCAAAATGTCCGAGCTGGTTATCGCCCGGCGGTAAAGCCGTATGGACTCGGTTGGTGCCCGTATTACACGCCGAGGGGCATATCGCGATTATTGACCGAGAGCTTTGCGCCGCCTATTGCGAAGCCGCCGCCGAGTATAAGACGGCGTGCGACGACATAAGAAAGCGCGGCGTTATATTGAAACGTACGAAGTCGGTACTCGACGAAAAGACGGGCGACGTTACAGAGGTACCCGTCGGCGGCGAGTATTATAACCCGTATTACGGGGTACGAAAAAACGCCCTCAAAACAATGGTCGATCTGGGCGATCGCCTGGGCATGGGCGGCCTTGCGCGAGGCCGTATTACAAAGATCGACACGACCGCGACCGACGCCCTTGACTCTTTCCTCGAGCGAGGTCGGTAAAAAATGCCGCCAAAAAAGCCGCCCGCGAAAAAACGGCGCGGGCCCTATGACGGATTACCCGCCGACCCGGTTACGCAATACGCCGTTGCCGTCTGTAAAAAACAGATCGTCGCCGGTCGACGCGTTACCCTGCAATGCGAGCGGCACATTAAAGACCTACGCGACTCAAAGAAAAAAGGCGCGAAATACGTATTTGATTACTTGCGGGCCGAGCGGCCGATCGAGTTTATCGAGACGTATCTAAAGCACTCGAAGGGTAAAACATTTGCCGGGAATCCTTTTATACTTGCGCCCTGGCAAATATTCGTCGTCGGCTCTTTATTCGGTTGGATAAACAAGGCGACCGGACTCCGCAGATTTAAGCGAGCATATATCGAGGTCGCGCGAAAAAACGGCAAGTCGACGTTGCTCGCGGCGATCATGCTTTACCTTTTGCTCGCCGACGGCGAGGCGGCCGCCGAGGTATACTCGGCCGCGACGACCCGCGACCAAGCGAAAATCGTATTCAACGAAGCAAAAAGAATGATTAAGGCGAGCGGCGCGACGCTCGGTAAATTCCTCTCGAGCTATCGCAACGAGATACAGTACGAAAACAACGACTCATTTTTTCAACCCTTATCGGCCGAGGCTAACTCTCTCGAGGGCTTGAACATTCACGCGGCCAGCGTCGACGAGCTACACGCTCACAAGACTCGCGAAGTATGGGACGTTCTCGACTCCGGTACCGGCGGCCGATCGCAACCCTTGTTAATTATCATTACAACGGCGGGCGACGAGATAACGGGGATATGTTACGAAAATCGAGAGTATTGCGAGAACGTGCTTAACGGCCTATTCGACGACGACGAGTGGTTTATGTATATCGCGTCGATTGATAGCGCGGGCGACGCGGGCATAGATGGCCCAGGCGACGACGCTCTCGACCCGGCGGTATGGATTAAGGCAAACCCGAATATTCCGTATATCGAGACGCTCGAGGCCGATCTCGAGACGCAAGCCCGCAAGGCGCAAAACTCGCCCGCCTCTCTCGGGAACTTTAAAATAAAAAGATGTAACGTATGGACTAACGAGGTTTCGGCTTGGCTCGACCTCAATAGGTGGAACGCTTGCGAGCAACCCTTTACCGAAGCTGATCTCGTCGGCCGACTTTGTTACGGCGGCCTCGATCTCTCGTCGACCGACGATCTCTCGGCGCTTGTTTGGTTGTTCCCGCCCGACGACGACGACGAACCCTGGTACGTATTGCCTCGCGCCTGGATACCGAGCGATAACGTACAAGAGCGGGCGAGACGGCACCGGGTACCGTATCAACAATGGATAAGCGACGGCCTCATACGCGCGACGCCGGGCGATATTATCGACCAAAAATTTATAGAGGCGTCAATCGCCGAGGACGCCGCGCGGTTTAACGTGATCGATCTCGCCGTTGACCGAGCTTTTCAGGCCGGGCAAATAATGGTTAATTTGCAAGAGGACCACGGAATCGAGGTTACAGGTTTCGGCATGGGGTATTTATCTATGGCCGCGCCGACCCGCGAGCTCGAGGTAATGATCGGCTCGAAGGCGATCGCCCATAACGGCGACCCGGTTTTACGTTGGAATATTTCCAATACGGTTGTTAGAGTGGACCCGGCCGGGAACATGAAACCGGACAAGGCGCAAAGCCGCCGGAAGATCGACTTGACGGTTGCTTTGTTGCAAGCCCTGGGCGTCGCATTAAAAGACATGCAAAGCCCAGTCGACCCGTTCCCGTATCAAGAGAGAGGTATACGCTCGATATGATGGATAAAAAAAAGGCCCTTGCTAAACTCGTTTATTACTCTATCGAGACCGCTCGAGACGCGATCGCAATAACGGGCGCGGCCGCGATTACAAAAGGCACTCATATGATCTATGAGCCCGCCGGTTACATAGTCGGCGGGATTCTGCTATTGTCGGCGTCTATCGTCGGTTACAGGCAGTTAAAAAAGGGTAAAGGTTGATGAGTCTTATATCTCGTATAATGGCGGCCCATAGCCTGGACAATCCCGCCCCAGGCGACGACTTCTGGTACAAGCCGACCGGCGAGATCGTCGCCGACCCTATAACCGTAACGGCCTCGTCGGCAATGCAAAGTACAACGGTACAGGCTTGCGTGAGAGTGATCGCCGAAACGATCGGCTCGTTACCCGTAAATCTTTATGAGTGGACCGCCGACGATCATACCTCGCGCCGACGGGCAACCGATCACCCGCTCGCCGATGTTGTCGGCCGGTTTCCAAATGAGAGCATGACGAAGGTCGAGTTTTGGGAAACGCTTGCCGGGCACCTTGCGTTACGCGGCAACTCGTATACGACGATCGAGGCCGGTTCTCGAGGTTTCGCCGATTCTTTATGGCCGTTACACCCTGACTTTGTAAAGCCCGAGCTTTTGCCGACAAAGAGGTTACGGTTTCAATATCGCCCGCCGAATCTAAATAACGCGGTTACGTACGTACAAGACGAAATATTTTACGCTCGCGGTCTGGGTTTCGACGGCGTTCGCGGTCTCTCGCCAATCGGCCTTGCCCGCCGCGCGGTCGGTCTCGGCCTGGCAACCGAGGAACACGGGGCGCGGTTTTTTGAAAACTCGGCGCAACCCCGAGGCGCTCTAAAGACGGCGCAGGTTCTCGACGATGAAGCTCACGATCGATTGCAAGAAACCTGGAATGCCTCATACAAAGGCGTAAGGAACTCGAGCAAGGTTGCAATTCTCGAGGCCGGTCTCGAATGGCAAGCCCTCGGCATGACCAACGAGGACGCTCAATTTTTAGAGACTCGAAAATATCAGGTTGTTGATATTGCCCGCGTTTTCCGCGTGCCGTTGTTTATGATCGGCGAAACAGAAAAGTCGACCTCGTGGGGCTCGGGTATCGAGCAATTATCGATCGGCTTTGTAATGTTCACGCTAACGCCCTGGGTATCGCGTCTCGAGAACGCGGTCGCCCGCGATCTTTTGCTCGAACCCGACAAGTATTATCTTAAATTCGAGCTCGACGCCCTTATGCGCGGCGACATTAAAAGCCGTACCGAGGCGTATAGTAAATCAATTAACGACGGTTGGCGCACGCGTAACGAGGTTCGGCAACTCGAGGACTTGGACCCGTTACCCGGTCTCGACGAGCCCGTACTTGCGTTAAACGTCGGGTCGGCCCCGACCAACGATACGACCTCGGCTCGAGCGGCCTCGATCATTCACGCCGCCGCCGATCGGGTCGTACGTAAAGAGGTCTCGGCGATCGGCAACATATACCAGGCCGAGCGGGCAACCGACTTTATGGCGCGGGCCGAGGACTTTTATAACAGTCACCGGCTATTCGTCGCGCAGGTTCTAAACGTAACCGGCGAGTTTGCCGACTCATATTGCGAGGCGTCACTCGCCGAGCTACGCGAGGCCGTCTCGGCGTCGCTGAAAAACGGGACTAACGAGGTTCGCGTTTTGCTGGTAAACTGGCAGCAAGGCAAGGCGACCGATCTCGCAACCCGAGCAACCGACAAGGAGTCGTAATATGAAATATTCGGCAATTCGTAATCTTGTTTACGGCCGACCCTGGGCGATCATGCCGCCCGTATTGGAGTCGATTGGCGACATTCTCGAGGCCCGTATTAACGGCGTCGACCTTATGGCAGAGTTTAAGGGCTCGCCCGCCCAAAAGGCCGCCCAGGACATACAGGCCGCCCGCGACGAGCGGGTCGCCTCGCAGAGCGGCGGCGCAATAATGGTTATTCCCGTTTATGGCATTATCGAGCACCGCGCCCGCATGGTCGACGACGTTAGCTCGCCCGGCGGTACGTCGACCGAGGCCGTCGGTAAATTGATCGACGGCGCGATTAACGACGACCGGGTACGCGCGATCGTGCTTGATATTGACTCGCCCGGCGGGTCGGTAATGGGCGTGCAAGAGCTCGCCGAAAAGATCAGGGTCGCCCGACAGTCTAAACCCATCGTCGCCTCGGCTAATGGAATGGCCGCCTCGGCCGCCTATTGGATCGGCTCGGCCGCGAGCGAGTTTACGGTAACGCCGTCGGGACAAGTCGGCTCGATCGGCGTATACGCTTTACATGAGGACGTAAGCGCGGCGCTAGAGAACGCGGGCCGCAAGGTTACGCTCGTTAAAGCGGGCAAGTATAAAACAGAGGGCAACCCGTACGAACAACTCGACGACGAGGCTCGCGGCGACCTGCAATCTCATATCGACGGATATTACGCCGCCTTTGTTGGTGACGTTGCCGCCGGTCGGGGCGTATCCCGCTCGACGGTTGTAAACGATTACGGCGAGGGCCGCGTTCTTATGGCGAAGGCCGCCCGCGCCGTTGGTATGGTTGATCGGGTCGAGACGTTCGAGGATACACTTGCTCGCGTCGCCCGTAACCCTGGGCGCATTAAAAAGCCCGGCAAGGCCGCCGCCGCTATGGGCGAAGAGCTCGAGGCAAGTCACAATGACGACGGCTTGCGCGGGCTTGAAGAAATACCCCAGGGCGCGACCGCCGAGTATGACAAGCGGCCCGCCGCCTTAATGTCGGCAAGCAACGAGCTTAACGAGATGGGAGAGAGCGTCGGCGTCGAGGACGACGCCGCCCCGGCCAATCTCGCCGACGACGACGAGGCCCCGGCCGAGCACAATATCTCGCGCCCGACTCACGCCTTGCAACTAGATGTCGTCGAGCGTATGATCGATACCGATACACCGGCCGACGCCGGTACAGATTAGGGCCGTTGCCCATTGCACCCATTAACTAGGGAGTCTCTCAAATGAAGAGTCGAATTAACGAATTGACGCAGCTACGCGCCGACGCGTTGAAAAACGCCCGCACGATTAGCAACTCGGCAATGGACGAGGGCCGCGTCGAGCTAAGCGCCGACGAGCTCGAAAACTATAACGGGTTTATGTCGAAGATCGACGACCTCGACGCGCAGATCGTCGCCGAGCAACGCGTACTTGATGCCGAGCGCGGCGTAAAGGCGATCGATACAGGTATTGAAACCGGCGACGACGGGGCCGACAAATTCCAGTCGATCGGCGAGCAAATGATTGCCGTCGCCGCGCAGACAATGGGCGAAGGTTCCGACCCGCGCCTTATCAAAGCCGCCGCAACCGGAATGAATGAAGGCGCCGGGGCCGATGGTGGATTCCTGGTACAGACCGACTTTGCGAGCGAGCTATTCCGTCTCGCCCATACGGGCGGCGAAATTTTGTCGCGCGTTCGCAAATTGCCGATTGGCCCAAATGCAAACGGCCTAACAATGAACGCGATCGCGGAATCTTCCCGCGCCGCCGGTTCTCGTTGGGGCGGCGTTCGCGCACATTGGGCGGCCGAGGCCGATACAGTCACGGACTCACGACCTAAATTCCGACAGATCGAGCTCGATCTCAATAAACTGATGGCCCTGCTATATGCGACCGACGAATTGCTCGCCGACGCTACGGCCCTCGGCGGCCTGATTAACGAGGTCGTACCCGAGGAAATTACTTTTAACGTCGAGGACTCGATCGTTAATGGTGACGGCGTAGGCAAGCCGCTCGGCATGTTGTCTAGCGGCGCGTTGGTTACCCAGGCAATCGAAAGCGGGCAAACGATCGCAAATACGTCGACGCATATCGCGGCGAACGTCGCGGAAATGTGGTCTCGGTTGCATGTTCGCTCTAAGCCGAATTCGGTATGGATGGTACAGCCCGAGCTTACGCCTAAATTCCAGGGCGCAAAGATTGGCGACCGGCCGGTATTTATGCCGCCGCAAGGTCTGGCAGACGCCCCGTTCGGTATCTTGTACGGTCGCCCGGTTCTCGAAACCGAGTTTCAGGCGGCCGAGGGTACGGTCGGCGACTTTATGCTTGCCGACTTGCGTAATTACCTCACGATCGATAAGGGCGGTATTGAGGCCGCGCAGTCGATGCATGTTCGATTCCTACAGGGAGAACAGGTATTCCGCTTTACGTATCGCGTCGACGGGCAACCAATCGAAAACGCGCCGCTTACCCCGTACAAGGGAAGCGACACTAAATCGAGCTTTGTCGCCCTTGCGGCCCGCTCATAATCCAGGCAATAGGAAAGGAATCAGATATGACTCGACTTGCTGGTAATATGAACGCCGAAATGGTGTTAGTCGCCGCCGCCGACGCTTTTAACGGCAACCCGAGCTCGACCTTTGTCGACGCCTCGGGTTATTCGGCTCTCGCTTTTCTTGTATTGATCGATGGCACGACCGGCACGACGACCGGCCGCGCGACGATCGTCGTACAGGAAGCCGACGACGCCGCCGGTACAGGGGCCGCCGCGATCGCGGCCGAGGCGCTAAATCCCGAGGGTAAGGCCCTCGACTCTGGCGTTCTTACGGCGATTACGACCTCGGGCTTTTCGCCCGCTGCAAACGCCGAGAATCTCGTCTTAATCGAGGTCGACCCTCGGGCGTTGTCTAAGCGGTACGTCGGCCTTTCATTTACGGAAGATGTCAACGACCCGGTTACGGCTGGCGCGGTCGCTATCGGCCTGGGCTCTCGCTATAAGGGCGACACCGTAACGGCGTTGTAAGCCGCTTGCGTTAAATGCGAGAACAATAGAATATAAGGGCCGGGCCGACGCTCGGCCCTTATTGATTCAAAACAAAGGGGTTACAAAATGCCGCGACCACGAAAGACTCAAGTCGTTATGCTTATCGGCCGATACGCCGGGCACGTTATGGACATGCTACAGCATGAAGCCCAAGCGGCTTTTGACAATGGCACCGCCCGCCTCGCGACGCCCGAGGAAGTCACCGAATACCAACGGGCCGACGGCGGCCTTATTGATATAAAAACGGTACAGGAAGCGGCCTCCACCGCGACCGACTCTAGTAATACGAATACGGTTCGAGACGGCTTGCAAGCCGCCGAGGGGCACGCCGATTATATGGGGATGCCCTGGGCGAAGGCTAAGCCGATTCTCGTCGAGGCGATCGATACAGACGCAACAAAAAAGGCCGACATTATTGCCGCCGCGATCGACGCTGGCGCGTTGCTCGAGGTCGGCGAGTAAGGGGTAAATTATGCCGCTTGAATTAGTGACCGCCCCGGCGACCGACGCCGCTTTAATCGACGAGGTTAAGGAACATATGCGGGTTACGATCGCCGACGACGACGCGCAAATCGCCGGTTATATTGACGGCGCGATCGCCTCGCTCGACGGCCCGAAAGGGCTCATTAAACGGGCGCTCGTAACGCAAACGTGGCGCTTGCACCTCGACGGCTTTTACAGAGAGATCGTTTTACCGTTGCCGCCGTTGCAATCGGTTACGCATATTAAATATTACGACCTCGACGGGGTGCAGCAGACTCTAAGCTCGAGCGTATACACGGTCGACGCTAACCGCGAGCCCGGTCGTATCTCTCTTGCTTATGATGAATCCTGGCCGCCGACCTACCATATCCGCAACGCTGTCGAGATTGAGTTTATCGCCGGTTATGGCGACGATTGGAATTCGATTCCCGACGACCTGGGAGTCGCGATCGCGCAGGTTGCTAATTTGTTTTACGATTACCGCGAGCCCATTTTAACGGGCACGATTCAAAGTAATTTGCCGTTCGGCGCTCAAGCGATTATCGATCGGTACCGCGTGCAATCTCGAGTGAGGACGTAATGCAGGCAGGCGACCTCGACGAGCGTATCGACATTCTCGCGCCGACCCGCGCGACCGCGAACGCTTACGGCGAGCGTATAACGGCTTTTGCGGTTTTGTTCGAGGCGGTACCGGCGAAGGTTATGAGGCCGACGGGGCGACAATTTTTTAAGGGCGACCAAATACAGACTCAAGCGCGGGCCGCTTTTCAAATACGCTATCGCGCCGATATAACCCGTAATATGCGCGTATCGTACGACTCTCGGCAATGGGATATAATCGACGTTACCCCGTTTAATAATAGCCGTCGGCAATTTGTTGAGATTACGACGGTCGAGGCTCTCGGCGAGGATACCCCGCAATAATGGCGACCTATGGGAAAACAGAGATCACGGGCGGCAAAGAGCTCGCGAGAGTTTTGCGGGCCTTGCCTAAACAGCTTGCCGTTCGCGATCAAAATTTTGCTACGCGTAAGGGCGCTCTTGTAATTGCCGAGGCGATTAAGGCGCGGGCCCCAATTTCGGATGATGTAGGCCGCCGCCGACGGGTACGCTCAAAAAAAACCGGCGAGAGTTTCCAGGGCAAGGATTACGGAAAGCTCGTCGATAATATCAAGGCAACAAAGGTTAAATCGGACTCGCGGTTTCAGTCTAAATATTTCATTCATATCGGCCGGGCTTTTTGGGGCTTGTTTCAGGAATTCGGCACGACGCGACACGGCGCTAATCCGTTTATGAGATCGGGATTCGAGGCGTCGCGCGAAAAGGCGATTGGAACGGTTGCGGTTGAATTACGTAAACGGTTGCCCAGGACCGCGAAAAAGCTCGCCGGGTCGTTTTCTAAATCGGGACTCGCAAAGTCGAAATTTTCAAAAAGTCGCGGAAAGCGAGGGCGTAGGTAATGGCAACGCAGACGATCGATAAGTCGCCGCTTGTGGCAATGATCGCGTTGGTTAAAGCCGACGCCGCCCTCTCGGCGCGTATCGGCGGTAACGTATACGTCGTCGTCGCGCCCGAGGACGCCGAGCCGCCGTTTATCATTATCAACAGAGTCGGCGGCGATCGCCGTAACGCGTTTGCCGGGCCGACGGGATTCGCAAATGCCCGGTTACAATTTACGGCCTGGGCTCGAACATACGCCGAGGTTGACGCAATGAGTATGGAATTGTCGACTTTGCTCGACGGGTACGACGGCACCATTGGCGGCGTAACGATAAAAAGCGTAACCTCGATTCTAGGGCCGATAGATCAACACGACCCCGATACAACACTACTTGGACAAATAACCGACTTTTCGGTATGGTATGACGACAACAGCGGATAAGGAGTCCGAAAAATGGCGACTAATGGATTTACAGGGCAAGGCGTAACGCTCGAGGTCTCGACCGATGGCGGGTCGGTATATAACGCCGTGGCGGAGGTTCTCGACATTAACGGCCCCGACGGGGCCCCGGCCGTCGTTGACTTTACACACCTGGGCTCGACGTACCGGGAAAAGAAAGCGGGCATTCTCGACGAGGGGCAGGTAACGCTCACTTGTAACCTTTACCCCGGCGATACGACCGGGCAAGAGGTTGTACGCGCAAGCCGCGCGGC